CCACGTATATCACGTACGTTGCGCCTATCTTCCGCGCTGTCACGCCTTCGGGCAATTTGTCATTCAAAATCTGCCAAAGTATCGCCTGGCGCGTTAGGTTACGCTCCCTCGCGTACTCGGTTACGGAAAGTTCTCGTCGAGTCATAATTTATAATTGGATTTAAGTGGTCACCTATCTTTGGCGCGTAGAAGTACCGGACCGGCTTTTCCATTCTCACCGCGAATTCATATTCAATTCTCGCGCCCGTGCTTTTCTGCCAGTTCTCCAACATCGCTATTTCGTCGCACTTTGATAGCGCGCGCAGGTCTTGCAGCATGAACGACGACCACGAATGGTCGTGTTTGTGCGGCAGGTCCAACGGAGAAACGACCTTATAGCCTATTTGTTTGTAGTACTCTTTGGCTGCGTCGAACCGCTTCCGTACCTCGTCAAATGGCAGGCCGCTGATACCGCCCGAAATGTAAATCGTCTTCATTGCCGTAAAAGTAATAGGTTCTGTGTAATTAACAAAATTGCGACGCGTGTTTATTTCACGTCTTCAAACACGACGGATAGCGGCACGCGAACGGCTCGCGCTGACGGACCAGGCCCGAACCGCGTAGGGTCTACCGCTTCCGACTTGTCCAGGCGTTGCAGAATCTTGTTGTGATTCTTTGCCCATGCCGTGTTTGCAAGCGTCCGTTTGATCCATTCCGCGGTGTTGGACACGAACAAGGAACCGTTTTCTACCTTCAGCCCTAAACGCTTCAGGCGTTCGTTTGCTGTCTCCGAACTGATTAGCGGGTCTGACGTGCGACCGTCTGCGAAGGATACAAGTTCGCCGACGCTGCGGTCGTAACGGTGACCGCTGGCGCTTTCCGCGGTTGTCATTTGTTCGAGTAGGAACGCCAGCAATGCGACTTCGTCGCGTGTCCTGTCCAATCCCTTTTCTTCGCTCCAATCCCGCGCTTTGATCCATTCGACAGCCTTTTGGTATGTGATTCGGTTAGAGCTAAAGAGCGAGTAAGCGCCGGCCAGCATCGCGCCCAACTGGTCGCCTGTACGTTGCTCCCCTATTTCGGCGGCGCCAGCCGCAGCGAATACGTGCGCGTTGTCGAGTATCACCGGGATAAGTGACACCGTGCGGGCCTGTAGCCGCGCTACGAAATCGTCGGTTATCGTTTCGGCGTACTTGGCCTGCAATTCCTTCCATCGGCGTTCCCGTTCCGGGTCGCCTTTCGGTATCGCCTTTAATCCCATTACGGACACGCGGGTACGGTCGGACTGCTGCGCGACCTGTACAGCGATTGACGCGAACGCGAAGCACGACCGTATGCGGTATGTCTTAGCCGCGCCGCTTGACGTGCCCTTTGCCATTATCCCGCCGTCGTCGGCAGACGCGGCACGCATTAGCGACAACACAGATTGCATACGTTCCTGTGCCTTGCGGTCTTCGCCTTCCGCTTCGTCGAACACTACCGGCAATGCGTCGTGTTGCAGGATTTGACGCAAGCCAGCCTCCGACGTTTCGCCCTGAACGGCCAGACTCGTTTCGCCCAACAGCCGGCGCACCAGGTTTTTGAACAACCAGGATTTGCCGGTACCTGCCGCACCGGTTAGCCAAATGTGCGGGCGCCAGTTCAAAGCACCGCAGATAGGCGCGACAATGCACCAGCCGGCGAGTAGGTAGGCGTCTATTTCGCGTTCCCAATTCAGAAGCGTAAACACGTCCATAAGCTTGTTAGCTTCCTCGGTGGTCAGCGGGTTTTCCGTCTGGAATCCGAGAGGTTCGCCGCGCTCGTAGATGTAGCGCGATTGAAACTCACCCATTGAAACCGGGTTGCCGTCGACGATTAGGTAGTCGCCTTCGTGAAGGACGACGCGCCCTTTATCAATCCACGCACCGCGCCCCCGAATCGCTTTATCGCTAAACATGCCCTTCTCGCTTGACGTGTTGATAAGCCAATTAACCGCAGCCTCTACCGACATACCCGACCGGCCGGGAAAGTTGTGTTCCCACCATTGCAGCGGTGCCAGTTCCATAAGGTTCGATTTGGACATAGACGACGGCGACAGGCTGACGATTATTTTTTTCTTGTTCGAAAAGAAGTGATAGACGGCCGTTCCGTCGCCGCGCGAGTAACCCAGGAAGCTGAAATAATCCTGGTCGATACCGCCGTTATCGCTTTCGTTTCCGTAGGCCGGCGGTTCCGGTGTTGCCGGTGGCGGTTCCGGGCCTAACGGTTTTGAAGGCTCAGGGGCCGGCGTAGGTTCGGGTTCCGGTGCCTGGCTTGGTTCCTTCACAAAGCGCCATTCGAAGCCGTCGGACACGTCGTAACGCGCGCTGTAGTGCGTCGCTTCGTCCTGCTCGCGCGGCGTGTGCTTCCATACTGTCGTAGGCGTCCGGCCATGCCTAACCAGGAACGCCGGCACTTCGGACAGCGGCGCGGGAAGTTCGTGCCGCAGATTTTGCATTGCGTAGTTTCGCGCGTCGTTGCCTTGCCAATCCCGGTCCGCGCCGTCCCAGCCCTTCGGTAGCCCTTCCTCGTTCTGTACCCACTTCAACAACGCGACGTGTGGCGCCAGAAATTGCGCAACATGCAACATTGCGCTGTCGCCTGGCTGGTCGTTGTCAGGCCAAAGAATGACCTTGCGGCCATGCAGCGGCGTCCAATCTATGTACTCTATTGCGCGGCTTCCGCCTGGCCATGCCACAACGACGCCAGTGTTAATGTGCTTCTGTACGGCGTCGGCAGTCTTCTCGCCTTCGACCAGGATAACGGTTTTATCGGGTTCAGCCGCCAGCCTATCCAGACCGTACAGCGGTCGCGGCTTGTCGAACCCCTGCCAACGCCATTCCGAGAACTTGCCGTTCGTGGCGAATATCAGCGGCAACACTTCCTTTTCGCCGTCGCCAAGATCGAAGCGGCACACGTAGCCAATCGTTGCGCCTGCCGCGTTGGTGTACTTCCATACCTTCGACGCGTCGCCGTGCCGGTAATGGTGGAACTGAACCCGGTTGCAGTCTTCCGCGGTCGGCTTTATCTGCTTCCATTGCGGTTTAGATTCGGGCTTGTTTACGACGCGCTGCTTAGCCTCGCCGCTGGCCTGTACTTTTTCGCCTTCAATTTCCGCTACGGCTTCGTGGAATGTGTAGCCAAGTTCCATAAGGAACGCGATTGCGTCACCGCCTGCGCCACACGCGAAGCACTTGAAAATTTGTTTTTCTTCGTTGACCTGTAACGACGGGTCGCTGTCGCCATGAAACGGACAGACGCCGTATAGTTCATTGCCCCGCTTTTTTAGCGCCCCAATATGAGGCGTGATAACGTCCGTTATGTTCACGCGCGATAGCAGCGCGTTCGTGTCTACCCTGGCCATGTTGCGTTTGTGTGTTTGTGTTCTTATTGGCCCGATACGGCTTTCAGTGCGTCGGCTTCGCTACGGCATATAGCAGCTATACCGCCGTCGTCGTGTAGTCGTTGAAGGAATGCAGCTTGTTCGGCAGTCGGTCGACCTTTGGCGGTTTTCACTTCAGCCGCCGTAAATACAGCGACCTTTTGTCCGACCATATCCGGCGTAATCTCGCGCACGGTCCAGCCGATCAAATCGGAACTGCCCTTGCATAGACCGGCGTGCAACGGTCGCGGGTTCTTCAATAATAGGTGTGTACCGGTGTGGTTCAGGACTTCGCCTTGCCAACCGGTGCCCGTGTTGTTGCGAAATATCCGAACGTTCTTTAGCCGGCCAACGGCCAGCATAATCGAACGCATTAAATTACCTTCATTCATAACGGCGCTAAGTTAGTAATTTTTCCAAATATCAAATACCGACTGCCTTTTTATTTCGCGCGCCCCAAACGTGTTTTGCCCACCCTGGTTTGTATCCGCGCTGACGTTCGACCCTTTCGAGTTCTTCCAAGGTCTTCGCCCTACCGACTTCCGACCGTTGTTGCTTCCTAAGCGCGGCGCGCTGTTCGGGTGTAATCTCCTTTAGCTCACCTTCGACCGTTTCCACGCTCCGGCTTTTCGACTCGTAGATAAAGCCGCAGTTCGGGCATACCGGCGCGGGTTCATGCACGACGAAACAGCGTTCGCACTGCTTTACCCGTACCTTCTTTTCCTCGTTCTTTTTCCGCGTCTTTTTTTCCTCGCCATCCAACGACCATTCGCGCGGTTCGTCCGGCAGGCCGTGCATAAGGACGTTGCCGACGTGGTCGAGAATGATTGCGCGGTCTTTCCCTTCGCAGGGACGCAGCGCCCGGCCGACCTGCTGTAGATAAAGCCCTAACGACTGCGTCGGGCGTAAGAGGATTGCGCAGGCAATCGCGGGAATGTCCGTGCCTTCGGATATAAGGTCGCAGGACGTAACCACCTGAATTTCGCCAGTGCCCAGGCCGGTAAGAATTCGCTTTCGCTCGCCGTCTTCCATCGAACCGTCGACCGCAGCGGAGCGATAGCCAGCCGCGCGAAATTCATCGGCGACGTGTTGCGCGTGTGCAACAGATATGCAGAAAGCGACAGCCGGCGCACCGTCACAAAACCGCCGGTAATGTTCTACGGCGTGCCCGGTTATTTGCGGCTTGTCTACGCGCTGTTCTAATTCCTGTTGGTCGTAGTCGCCGCGCACGGTGCGAACGCCGCGCAAGTCGATTCGCTCGGTAGGCGCGAAAATTATCGGCTTCACCAGGTAGCCGCGCTCTATCAGTTCGGCAACTTGCGGCCCGATAATCAGGTCGTCGAACAACCCGCCAGACTCAACCCCCAGGCCGTCGCCGTCGCTGCGGATCGGCGTTGCCGTAACGCCAAGCAAGCGAGCGCGTGGGAACGCTTCAATTATCTTGCGCCACGTGCCCGCTGTGGCGTGGTGCGCTTCGTCAATGATAATAAGGTCGGGCGCGTCAACTAATTGCAGGCGACGTACAAGCGACTGCACGCTAGCGACCTGTACCGACTCGCGATAACTCGGCGTGAACAGCGGGTTTACAAGGCCGTGTGAAACGCCAGCCTCCAAAAGCTTCGCGGACGTTTGCCGCAATAGCTCTACCCTGTGAACCAGGACGATAACGCGCTTTTGCCGGGCTGCTGTGGTTGCTCCGATGTAACTGAACACGACGGTCTTTCCGCCGCCTGTAGGCAGCACAAGCAACGGCGCGCGCTTGCCTGCGATATACGAATTACGAATGTCCTGTACTGCGTTTTCCTGATAGTCGCGTAGCTTCAGCATACGTTGTGTGTTTAGTCGTGCCGGTTTCTCCCTTCACTGTTTAAGCGGTGAACCCGCGTGAACACGCGTGACGCGTGTAAAAGCGGGAGTAAAAATCCGTCATTCAATGGCAAAGATATTGTTTTTTCCAATCAAACAAATACCTTTGTAGAACAAATCTGAACACCTACTACGAATGATTATCATGGACAACGAAGCGTACCACGCTGACACATCGCGAATTAGCAAGTCGGGGTTAGACAAAATCGCGAAGTCACCGCTTCACTATTGGGACGCGTATTTGAACCCCGACAGAAAAAAGAAAGAACAGACCCGCGCGCTTTTTCTTGGTTCACTTACTCACTGTGCAATTTTTGAAATTGCCGAATTCAGCAAGCGGTATGCAGTTATGCCGAAATTCGACATGCGTACTAACAAAGGCAAGGAAGGCGCCGCACAGTGGGAAGTCGAGAACGCCGGAAAAATAGGCATCGTTCAGGACGACTACGAACTTTCAATGCGTGTTCGTGAATCTGTCTACAAGCACCCCGCCGCGGCTGTCCTACTTGAAAAAGGCGTGGCCGAACGCGTGCTGCATTGGGAAGACCAGACGACCGGCGCACCCTGCAAACTGAAACTAGATTTCATGAGTGAAACCGGGTTCATCGTCGACGGTAAGTCGACCGAAGACGCAAGCGCCGACGGGTTCGGGCGATCTGCGTACAACTATCGCTATCACGTGCAAGGCGCGTTCTACTCCGACGGGTATAAGGAAAATTTCGGAATAGACTCGGAAGGCTTTGCGTTCATTGCTTACGAGAAAGAACCACCGTACGCGGTCGCTGTCTACTTCCTGACGCCTGAGCAGCGCGCACTAGGGTTCGCCACGTATCAAAAAGACCTTTTCGTTTACGCGCAGTGCCGCGCATCAAACGTGTGGCCGGCGTACGGAAACGAAGTATCGCCGCTGAAATTCCCCGCTTACGCATTCAAAACTTTTCAAACTGAATAATACAATGGAACAATCCAAAGAACTCGTTCTGCAAGGTCAGAATAACAACGGCGCCGTTTCCATCTATGGCAGCGGCAATGCATTCGAGCAGGCGCAACGCGTCGCTAAAATGCTTGCGTCGTCGACAATGGTGCCCGAGCAGTACCAGAACAACGTCGCGAACACTATGGTCGCGCTCGAAATGGCGCACCGTGCCGGAACCTCGCCGCTAATGGTTATGCAGAACCTGCATGTAATCAGCGGGCGCCCGTCGTGGTCGAGTAGCTACATTATTGCGAGTATCAATAGCTGCGGCAGATTCGCACCAATCCGCTTTGATCTTCGGAAGATCGGCGCAAAGCAGGTTCCGTCGGAGATATGGGAAGGGCCAAAAGGCGCCCGCACGAAAAAAACCGTGCAGGTGAACATAAACGACCAGGAATGTACGGCGTGGACTGTACCGGCTGGCGTCAATATCCCGCCGCATGTTCGGAGCATGGCCGAAGCCTACGAAGCCGGCCTACCTGTTATTGAAGGCTCGCCCGTCAGTATTGAAATGGCTGTGCGTGAGGGTTGGTACACAAAGCAGGACAGCAAGTGGAAGACCATGCCCGACCTTATGTTGCGCTACCGCGCGGCTGCGTTCTTCGGGCGCTTGCACTGCCCCGAAATTCTTATGGGAATGCACGACCAGCACGAAGCTATCGACATTAGTAACGAACCTTTAACGGCAATGCCAGAAAACAACGTGCAGGCTGCCAGCAATGCGGCCAGCCGGTTGAACGAAAAGATTTCACAGCGAGCAAAGGAGAAACAGAACGGAGCAAGCAACGACACACTTACGACAGACGCCCAGGTGATCGACAACACAGGAAAAGCGGACAGCAGCACAAGCGGAGACATTCTGTAGCCATGCCTACGAAGGAGTTTTTTACACCGTCTGAACTTGTAGACAGGTACAAGGGCAAAATAACCGTTAGAACGCTCGCAAACTGGCGAAGCGCCGGTATTTCGCCACCCTTCACAAAGATCGGCGGGCGAATCTTGTACCCTGTAGTCGAGTTGGTGAAATGGGAGGAAAGGCGGACGGTCGCAGGAACAAATCAGTACGTCAAAGCCTGAAAACAAAAAGGCCCGCCGGAACTAACCGGCGGGCCGTTTGCGTCGCGGCAGATTTACTTTCGCGCGGTGTACTTCCCTCCCTTGGCCGTGACCTTCTTTAGTTTCTTCAGCACGTGCAGTGCATTTGAAACGCCCTGTTCCTCCGATTTGTTACCCTTCGCGCCTAGCTTCTCGATAATATCGCCGCGGCTTAGGCCGGACGCGTGCCGGTGCAATAGTTCAATTATTTGCTGTTGGCGCTGCCCACGCGGCGCCCTGACACCATTACGCGCGCGCGGCAGCTTGCCGCTTTTCGCCGCTTCGTAAGCATTCACCGCAGCCAGTTCGGTTTCGATTCCCTCCAATTCGCTTTCGATAGCCTTGCGACGTGCTATCGCGTCTTCTCGTTGTTTGCTCAGACGTTCACGTTCCTTTGCAATCATGCTTGCAAATCCGTTTTCAGCCATAACAACCCACCTCCGTTTTGTTAGGGTGCATCATTCTTACATCGCATTTCTAACATGCCAAACAAGCAATTTTATTCCCACTCCGGGAAATTAATTTCCGCTTAGGTTATGCGTTAACAAAAGCGTGTTTTACGGGCGCCTTCCATGCCTGATAAGTCAGAACAGTTTCTTACGCCTGCTGAACTATCGGCCCGGTTCGGCAACAAGATAAAAGAAAGCACACTCGCGAACTGGCGCAGCCGCGGAAAAGGCCCGCCATACACCAGGATCGGCGGGCGCATCCTGTACAGACTCGACGACGTTATAGCGTGGGAGCGAGCGCGGACGATAACGCGCAGCGTCTTAAAGGTTCTTATTCCGGCCGTTATATGGCTGTCGATAGGCTTCTACTGCGGCTACCTGGCGTCGCGGCAATGCCCCCGTATTTCCATCTACCCGAAACCGCTACCCGAAACCGCCACTAACCGACAAATCCATCTCGAAAAATTCCGTTATTTCAAAGGGTAAGAGAATTCGTTTGCATGAGTGCTCAAAACTTTGTCTAATCCCGGGAGTTCACGCCGGATTCCGCGCAACCTTCGGAAGTCATTGAATTTTGCACCTCAAAGCGCTGGCGTCGGTGAGAACATAAACAAGCCAACAGCTTGCACCATACCGCCACCAAAACCGCCACCAATGATTACCGACACAGCCATAAAGAACGCGATTGCCAAAGGCCGTAACCGCGAACTGAAGGACGGCACTGGCAAGGGTACCGGTCGACTTATCCTGCGTATCCGCAACACCGGAAAGCGCGTCGTTGCCGAATGGTTCGCCCGTCAATGGATTGACGGGAAGCGCCGCACAATCAAACTCGGCACATATCCAACGCTGCCCCTGGCCGACGCCCGGAAACTGTTTTCGGAAAAATTCGCCCCGGCTATCGAAAGCCGCAGCGACATACGCCGGCAGAAGACCGACCATGACAAACCCGGCACGCTTAGCGACCTATTCGACGGGTACGTAGCCTACCTGAAAAACGACGGCGCCGCGTCGGTAGACGATACGCGCTACTGCCTGAACGTCGCCCTTAAAGAACTTGACGGCACGCGCCCGGCTTCCGCTATCGAAACTGACGACATTGTCGCACTGCTGCGCAAGATTTACGCCCGCGGCCCGACGTTCGCGACCAAACTACGCGCCATGATTAGCGCCGCGTATGGTTGGGCTTTGCGCCTCGAAAACGACTACCGTATCGAAGCCACGAACAAGGTTTTTCACCTGAAGGGGAACCCGGTAAGCGCCACGCCAACAGACCCGGCGCGCTCAGGGGAAAGGTGGCTGAATGCCGACGAACTCCGGGCGTACTGGCAATGGCTCAACGGGCCGGCCACGGAACGCCGCGGCAAAAGTGCACGATACATTGAACCGCACAACGTCGCCGCGCTGAAGCTACACGCACTACTAGGACAGCGCGCGGTTGAAATAGTCAGGATACGCGCAGCGTTTTACAACGCCGATAGGCACCTTATCGAATGGCCGAAGGACGCCACCAAAACAGGTAAGCGCACACAGCGCGGCCATGTTCTGCCGGTACCGCCGCAGGCCGCTGCTATCCTTGACGAAATGAAACCGAACGAACACGGGCTTTTCTTCCCGTCGTCCGACTATCCGAATCTTGTTATGAACTCGGACACGCTCGGCTCAATCGTTCACCGGTACGTAACAGAAAACGACGTTACGGCCTTCTGCCTGCGCGACATTCGCCGCACATGGAAGACGCTTACCGGCGTCGCAAAAATCAGCAAGGTAGAGCGCGACCTATTGCAGAACCACTCGAAAAAAGGCGACACGTCAAGCAAGCACTACGACCGATACGACTACCTCGACGAAAAGCGCGCGGCTATGGAGCGTTGGGGACGTTGGTTCGCTGAAAATATCGAAAATGAACCTGCGCCAAAGGTCATAAACCTGCGCTGATTTTCTTATATTGCGCCAAAACAAAAATAAGCTATGGCGCAGTTAGACGAATCAGCCCAATGGGAAGACTTCATTTATAGACTCGAAACGACCGACCCGGTAGTCGGCGGAGATAGTGGCGTTTCAAACATTCAAGCGAATCAGCTTGCGAACAGAACGGCGTACCTGAAGCAATCGGTAGAAGCTGCCCAGGCCGCAGCCGAAAACGCACAGACAGCGGCAGACATTGCGATAGAAGCCGCAGCGACTGCGCAGGAAACAGCCGACCTGAAGGTAGCAAAAACCGGCGACACTATGACCGGCAACCTGACTATTCCAGCCGGAACGGACCCAGGGCACGCGGTCAATAAAGCGCAGTTAGACGGCCTACAAACTGTGCCAACCGGCGCGGTTATGGCGTTTGCACGGCAGACCCCGCCTAGTGGCTGGTTAGAATGCGACGGCGCCTTAGTTTCGCGCACCACATACAACGCGCTGTTTACAGCCATCGGAATAGCGTTCGGGGCCGGCGACGGTGTGAATACGTTCAAGCTTCCAGACCTTCGCGGCGAATTCCCACGGGGTTGGGACCACGGACGCGGCGTAGACCCAGGCCGCACGTTCGGTAGCGCCCAGCTTGACGACTTCAAAAGCCACACACACAGCTATAACGTGTCTATTGCAGACACAAACGGGTTTGCTTTAGGCGAACTGACGCACGGCGAAGTAGGCGTACCAGCCAACACGGGCGCGACCGGCGGCACCGAAACACGACCGCGGAACGTGGCGCTTTTGTACTGCATAAAGGTCTAAAAAAAATCGGGGTTCAACTACGCCAAGTTCAAACGCGTTTTTGTATGTTTGCCAAACAACAAAACATACATGCTTATAAACCTACTTGAATCAGAACTATGGGAACCCGGTATCTACCAATTAGAAACCACAGACCCGGTTTTAGGTGGAAACAGCGGTGTTTCGAACATCCAGGCGAACCAGCTTGCCAACCGAACGGCCTATCTGAAGCAGGCCGCTGAAGCCGCACAGAGTACGGCCGACACGGCGGTAGCCAATGCGGCAGCGGCGCAGGCCGCGGCAAATGCAGCACAGGCCACAGCAAACGCAGCGCAAGACGCAGCCGACGCGGCACAGACTGCGGCCGACGCTGCGTTAGCGAATGCCGCGACCGCGCAGACAACTGCAAACATAGCGGCACCACCTGGCGCGGTTATGGCATTTGCGCGTAATACCCCGCCGGCGGGCTGGTTAGAGTGCAACGGCGCGACTATATCGCGCACCACATACGCCGCGCTATTCGCGTCTATCGGAACCACGTTCGGGGTTGGCGACGGTACAAACACATTCGTATTACCAGACCTTCGCGGCGAATTTACCCGCGGTTGGGACAACGGTAGAGGCATAGACGCAAGCCGGCAATTCGGTAGCAATCAGGCAGCGTCCGGCGTTCGTGACGTAGTGGGAATTGACTCAAGCGGCATAAAGGTCGGGGTACTCAACGGCGACGCAGTTGTTTCAGCCGGAACCACGACAAGCGTTCCTACGTCAACCCAACAGGTAACAGGAACCATACCGATGGTACAAACACTGGTACGCCCGCGCAACATCGCGCTTTTGTATTGTATAAAGATTTGAAACGAAAAAAGGGGCGAGAGTATCGCCCCTTTCCCCCTTTAGCAATTCAGAACCTTTCGGCAGGTCGCGTAGTGCTTTTCCCTGTCCGCAAGCCCGTTCGTTCCGCCGTTGATGATCTTTGTTATCTTCAGAAAATTACCGGCGTCGGCAAGCTCGTTCAGTACGTGCGTTTCCCACCACCAGGCCGCAGACTCAGCGGCGTATTTCGGCGTCTCCAATAGCTCCGGATTAGCCACAAAGTCAACGCCGAATGCCTTTGATATAGCGGAGTAGTTCGACCGTCCGGTTATCTGAATAAGACCACGTCCCTTGAAACGCACGCCGTCGCCTGGCTGCTTGTTGCCAAGGTCCTTCCGCCCTTCATAGGCCGCACCGCTGGCGATTTCCTCAACGTATCGAAGCGAACCCGATTCGTGCGCAATCTGCGCAATGAACGCCGCAACGCGTTTCGGCGTGTTAATACCGTGCTTTTCCATCGCTTCAGTAAGCGGAGCGAAAAACCTTTCCACGTTCGCGACCGACGCATACGGCAACAGCGCGCGAAATTGTTCTTTTGTTATTGTCACACCGTTTATTTTGTTTAATCTACGTAATCGACAGCTACATAGCCACTGGCAGCATTATACAGAGCGCTGTTAAACTGACCCGTCGCGCTTCGGCGTAACGTTACATTCGTATTGTCCATTTGTGTCACGCCACCGCTTACAACATCGCCGGAATTCATACTATTCAGCGGCAAGAAGTTTCCGCCGTTCGATAAAATATACGCCCTAACTTCCCGCATTTTTGTCATGTTTGGAAGGCCGTGCGGAACAACCTTGGTAGCATTCGAAACCATATCCCAGCCTGAGAACGAAACACGTTTCGTCTTTACGTACTCACCTGAGTCCTGAAATCTGATACCGCCCTGAACCTCTAAAGCACCCGTCATTGTGTCGCCTGCCTTCGACACCTTGGCGTCTGCCGTAGCCTGTGCGGCGTCCGCGTCGCTCTGCGCTGCGTCGGCTGCGGCCTGTGCCGTCGCCGCATTCGATAACGCGGTGTCTGCTGTGCCCTGCGCAGCGTCGGCCGCAGTCTGTGCCGCGTTTGCTGCGGCCTGTGCTGCTGCTGCGTTCGCTGCCGCCGTGCCCGCTGTAGTCTGTGCTGCGTCTGCGTCGCTCTGTGCTGTTTCAACAGCTTGCTTCAGATAGGCCGTTCGATTGCCAAGTTGCTCCGCTTGCCTGTTCGAAACACCTTCAAGGCCACCGATAACAAGGTCGACCACTTCTAATTGGTATATGCCGTCTTCCCATTGCGGCGTTTCTGGTAGATTTGCCATGTGTGACTTTTTTAGAGTGTTATTTTCCAAGTACCTTCCAAACGAATATCGTCCGTCTTATTGACGGCTTCACGAACACGGCGCGCAATCAATGTGCCGTCAACCGAGTACAGGCCCATTTCGCGAATAACCAGGCCGTTACCTTCGTCGGTTTCAATGGACCAAGCGACTTCGAATGTGAAGGCGTCAGGATATGAAACGCCGTTTATAGGCTTCACGAATGCACCAACTAGCGCCGTGTCTACAGGCGTAGGAACTGTGCCGCTTGTGCCGAAACCGATACTAGCAACCTTCTTATTCGCCGCGCCCTCTCCGATAAGCTTTGTAAGAGCGGTACGACCAGCGTTTAGGAATAAATTTTTCTCGCGCGTTTCCTCTATGAGATTGCCAGCGCGGTCGAAAATCTTTACGTGAACCTCTCCACGCGGATTAAGTGTCTCCATATATGCAAAGTTAAAAGTAATGTGCTAATGCGCAAACCTCGTTATCCGGTAATTTGAATGTCGTCCTGGTAAGTCCTGTGCGTATTCGTGTTGTCGTAGTTCGCCGCGCCGTTATAGAACAAACCGTTCTGTATTCTGTCGCTCTGCCCGAACACCTGTACCGTTATCGTTATAGAATCGGTAGGCGTAGAATCGAGAACGTCGGTCATATTCGCCACGTACGACAGGCCCACCAAACGGGAACGCGCGTTTTTATATTCCTGTATGAGCGCGACCAATTCGTCAGTTTGCGATTGCGTAACGCCCTTGTCGTTACCCAAATCGAAAACAACGCGGAACGTTGCCCAGGTACCGCTACCGTATGTGTTGCTGCCGTCGTAGCGAATTTTGCCGTTGTATAAATTTGCTATGTGTTCCTCGATTCCAACGTCGGGATAGCCCAACGAGCGGATAGCCTGTTTGATAGCGAACGGCGTACCCTTGTATCTGTGCAACTCGATTGCGCGCTTAATCAGGTCGCGACGTTCCCGTTCACTTGTCGCAAGCCGCCAACCCTTGTAACCCAATAGGTCGAACTGTTCGGCAAGCGACAGCAGCGCGTCAACGTCTACCGTTTCGATTAGGTATACCAGAACCTTTTCGACTTCGAGCGCAGCGAAGCGCAACGACGCCAGCTTATCGAACACCGTTAAATGGCTGGCCTTCTCGATACCTGACGCTACGAGAATGTCGTCTGATACTAAAACCGGACCGACCGACTCACCTAACTTCGCGTTCAGCTTCGCGTTTAGTTTTATCCCGTTAGCCATTCGGTATAGTCGTTACGTTTACAGTGATATTGTCGCACACTGGAAAGCTTGTGTTCTCGATAACAACGTCAGTCCAGCCCGTCAGAAATGCCCGGTACACGCCGTCGATTTGACATTTAGAAAGTACCTGACTGTCCGTAATGTCCACGCCAAGGCGCGCGCGTCGCTCCGCTGCGAATGCCTGCAAATTGCCTTCTACCGTAGCCTGCACGGCCACCGGGTCCGCGTCGGGGTAAATCTGTACGTTCGCGACAATCGAGTAATGAGCGGCAGACGGAGACAACACTACAACCGTATCGGTCAACGGCCTAACGTTCTCGGCATTTAGCACTGATTCGACAGCTTCAATAACTTCTGCCGGCGTAAAGTCACCGACGGCAACAAGCGGGTACACATTCACCTGCCCGGGAATGGGGTTCGTAATCGCAACGTCGATAATTGACTGGTGCGCCGAACGCGCATGAAAGATATACGCAGCGGTCGGCCCGGCCGTGCTGAAGGAAGCAGGCGCCAGCCGGATACGCTCGCGAACGTTCTGGTCGCTTTCAGTTTCCGCGCCCCCGCCGGTCGTACCTGAATTCGACGCCAATAGGACGTTTGGTATCGGGTCCAGGATTATCCGAATCTCGCCAGCCAGAAAGTTATTACCGACCTCGCCTACGGCTTCGCATTCTGCCGCGGCGTCATAGGTTGAGACGCCAGCCGGCACAGCTTCCGCCGAAATCGTCCTGAACACGACCCGGCTATCGACCGACGTAACACGCGTTCCAGCCGGTATAATTACGCCGGTATGACCCACGTACAGCGTGAACCGTAGCGTACAGGTCGCGGCGCGCGCCGGCAGTCGGAAGACGCCAACAAGCTCGCCCAGGTAGTCAAGAACGGGCGCGGTCGAAAACGCTACCAGGTTTTGAACGGCAGCGTCCTGTATGCCCTGTCTAATCAGCAGTTCCCGATACGCGAAGGTGTTTATAAGCAACCGTTCGGGTTGGGCCGGGTGCAATGTCTTTCCGGTCTGCGCCTCGTAATACGCGACCATTTCCGCGATGATCTTATTCGGGTCGCGTTCAATGAATTCGGGTTTATCTGCCATAGTTGACTACTGTTTCGCCGGTTAGCCCGGTCGCTGTTTTCCATTCGATAGATACCGTAACGTTCTCACCGGCGACGGTAGGCCGTATTCGCGTGATAATCGCGCGCGTTTCCCAAATGCTGACGGCTTCCGCAACCTCTTTCACAAGCCCGGCGACCATCTGGTTCACAGGCTTGTCGAGCCATTGCAAAATGTCGCAGCCGAACTCCGGCCGCATTGGGTCGCTCCGCTTCTGCGACGTTGCAATAATAAGGATGCATTGCCCAATGTCGGCGAGTTCTTCGACTATCTGGCCCTGACCAGCTAACGACAGACTCCAATCGGACGACTTTATGTTGTTCAGTGTTATCATTCGATTGTGATTTCGCCCGTGACTGGTCCGCCCCCTGCCGGTGCAACAAGTACATGCACGACGGTTGCTGATTTAACAAACGTGTCTATCGCGTCCGTAATGTTGCCCGCGAGTGTTTCAATAGCTTCCGACTGTTCGCCAGTCGGTGAGACATTCAACGCGCCTAAGAACGCCTGTTCGATTGCTGCCTTCAATGTCGGTTTGTCGAGTGCCATACGTTACGCTTCAAAAAAGTTAGATACCCTTGTCTTAATGTCGTTGTACTGCGCCGCGTTTATCGGCGTGCCACTTGGCCCGGTTCCTGTCGGGTGCGTTTCTGACAGTATCGCGTCTATAAGGTCCGAAAGAATCGCCTTTAGCGACTCCCCGCCCTTCTTCACGGTCGGCCCTTCCTTCGCTACAACGAACTCGGTTTCGCCGGTCTTCACGCGCAGCCGTTGCGCCGCTCTGTCGTACTCGATAGCGTCGCCGCTTTCGTAAGCCACGCCGACCTTATCCGCTCCCTTGGTTGCGCCTGGCGTTTCCGCTTCGCTGTAAATAGCACCCAATACCACGCCGTTTTCGGCGTGTTCATCCATAAGGCAAGCTACGTGTTCGTCAGGATCGGGAACGTAATAGAACTTGTCTTTCTGCGTTTTAGGCTGCAACACAGGCAGAAAGCCGGTTACCAACCCGTCGTCGTCGAACTCGACACGAACCAGGCACCTATCGGCGTCAACCTCCGCAATTTTTCCGAAACGAATCATTATGCGCGAATATACGAATTTATTGCACTACCCGGTATTCAATGTTCTTTTTCTTCGGCGTCTTCGGCTTCTGCTTAACGCGGTCAATGAACCCGACGCGCTTCGCTTCCAACTCGGTTACATACCCGCCGCCGCGGTCTATACGTTTCGAGCTTTCCGTAATGTGGTACTTTCCTGACACCACACCGATGCCGGTAAGGTTGAAGTTGTTGCCGGAAACAAGATACGCGGTTCCCGGCAGAGACAGGGAAACAGATTGCTGCTTTGAGTTCGCCGACCACAACGCACTTTTTGCCTTCACTTCTGCTTGCTGTGTCGTTTCCGTCTTTGTCTTTATGTTCAGCATATCCCCTTTCGTAACCTCCGTGTAATGAACACCGTCTGCGTTGACCTTGTCGGTAGTCGTATAGTTCGTAACCTGCTTGTTTGCCGGGTTGTGGTACTCAACCTTTGCGCTGTCGAACGTCTGCGACGTTTTGTCGAGCAGCCGGTACCGCGTCAAATCCGTTCGGTCGATTTCGAGAACCGCGTTACTTTTTTCCAGGTCGAAAATGGACGAAAAAATAAGCGACTTGTCGCGCACAGAAAACACGTGCCCATATTCCTGCGCAACGCGCTTCAAAAAGCCCAGGTCCGTTTCGCGATTCTGCGTAACGCGCAGCAGACGAACGGGCGCTATGGTTCCCAGGATACTGTAGCCATGCTTCGACGCGACGCGTTCGGCCACCTGGCGCAGCGAAAGGTTTTCAAACGCTGTGCTGTTCTTCGTTCGTAACGGCGACTTAATGGACGTGGCAAGCGCACGAATAGAGACAGTATCGGGCGGACCCGATAGCTCTATCTCGTCAATTTCAAACACCCCGCAAAACACCTGTGCCTCTACGTAGCCGATCCACAGCGACATTTTATCGCCCTTCGTCGGATACCATGCGCCACGCCAAAGCGCGTCCGTGTCCTCCAAACGGATTTCGATTTCGTCGGACTCGCCCTCCACCTTGTCGCTGTATGTCACCGATATAAGGTAGCGGGTAATGTCGGCCGTAATGTTCTTGCCGTTGTACTCAACGCGGAATATCGGTTTTCTTATCGTTTCCACGGCGGCAATAGGTTTATATCCGTCTCGATTTCTTCAGTGACCGGAACGAACAGAACCGTACCGGCGGGTATCTTTCCTCTTAGCGGAACGTCCGGGTTTGCTTCTGCTATCTCCATCATTCGCCCGGTGTCGCCATACGCGGCGTAAGCGATGGTATCCCACCGGTCGCCCTCTTTGGTCGTGTATTCCGTGAACTTTGTTGCCATTAGATTTTTCTGGTTGCTGATAAGTACGCAACGTTCGCCGACGCGCCTGTAGTGCGCGACGTGGCCCGCTGCATTTCCTGGTTTGCTGTGAATGCTCCGTTTAGATCGCCGTCGAGTAGCGCCGACTCCGTGCTGTCTAATGCGCCGCGCGTATCCGAAACTGCCGACTGTAGCTGTTCGTAATTGTCGACATAGTCGCGAACGTTTTGCAGCTTCCTTCCGTAGTTCTCCAACGCCTCGCGCATTTTCTTCAGACCACGAAGCGCCTTGCTCGTTTCCGACGCTTGTACACTCGGATTTGTTACGGCGTTCGTAATGGCGGTATTGACGCCGGCAGACTCGGAACGCACTTCAGTAAGCGAAGACATAGCGTCAATCGCAAAGCCCTGGTTCTGCGGCTGAATCGGACGCAACAAAGGCTTATTGTCGGCGTTCGCAAAGCCCGCCTTCCTGGCACCCGCTTCCTTCGATCCGAGTTCGTCCGGTGCGACGTACTCGATAAGCGACACAGACACCTTTGCAAGAATGATAAGCCCGGCCCTGTCCGTCTGAACAAGGGTATTCGTGATTTCCGAAACCACGAAGTTTCCAACAAACTCGCCATTGCCGTTTAGCAACGGCATTACCTCGCCGTCTTCGATAGCCGAGCGCAGCGCAGCTATGGCCGCTTCCGGGTCAATGAAAGAGGAATGCAGCGTTAGGTCTAAGCTTAGTTCTTCAAGCCCAACACCTAAACGCTGCAACCGCGGCTTACCGTCAATCAACGCATGTTGCGCAATTGACTGCGATACCTTGCTTTGCTGTTGAGTGGGACCAAATGCCCCGTCAAAAACGATACTGCCAAGTTGTGCGTACATGCTGCTAAGTTAGTATTTTTTCCGGTCATTGCGTGCGGTCGCGTTCTGAATCATTCGCAACAAATCGCCTTCGTACTCGCGCAGCGTGCTTAGAATCTGCGACCGAACGTCCCCGCTGGCAGTACCGCCGATATTGATTGTAGGCGAAAAGTTCACGGACACAGACCCGCCGCCGATTCCTGCACCCGCGCCGGCAACTGCAACACCACCTACCCGCGGAACGAAATTAACGGCGGCCTGCGTCACGCGCGAAACGGCTTCGATCAGCGGCGACGCCTTTATCGAACCGGCTATCGTCTCGACAAGCTTTATACGGTGAATGTCACGCAGCGGCCCACGCTTCGCCGGACTGAACGGAAGGTACTCGCGAACACTCTTTACAATGTTGCTTATCGCTTCGACGGGCTTTGCCGCGAACGCCTTAATGCCTTCCCAAATAGACTTTACGACGTTCGCCCCCGCATCGAAAAATACCTTTCGATTCTGCCAGAACTTCAGGAACAGACCGACCGGCGTAAGATACATGAACGCGTTTTTTGCCCACTTGAAAATAAAGTCGGTGAAGACCTTTTTTACTCCCTCCCATACCATTTTGAAGAACGGAACAATCTTGTCCCAATACTTGAATATCAGGCCGTACGGAGTGAAGTTGAGGAACAACACTTTCGCCCACTCAAACACCACCTTAAACACCTGCTTTACCTTCTCCCACAGGTTTTTGAAGAACACTACAATCTTGTCCCAATTCGCATAGATCAGCGCAATCACCGCGATAGCTACGGTCGCAATCAGGATGAAAGGGTTTGCCATCATTACGACGCGCAGCGCAATGAACGCGCCTTTGACCATATTGATTACGCCAATCACTGTAACCATTACGCCAACCCCTGCGACAAACATCGCAAGGAACCGCGCGAACGCCGGGTTATTCGACAGAAGCTTTTGCATAGCACCGGCAGCACTGCCCAACAGGTTCGCCATTACTTTCAACGCTGGCGCGATACCCTCGCCAAGTGCGGCCATCATGTTCGTTATTGTGCCGGTCGTAGAGTCCCAAATGTTTTTGAGCGTCGATAGCTGCGCCTCTACTTTCGTGTTCAGCGTCGCTTGCCCCGCCATCTGCTGTTGCATCTTATTGAAGCCAGCGACACCGCCGCTAATAAGCGTCTGCAACATAGCCGCGTCTTGTCCGCCACCGGTTAGCGCGTTGACGACAGCCGCGCGTTGCTCAGCACTGAAACCCTTCAGCTTATCAAGCTGGCCGATCATGTTTTCGATACCGGCAAACTTGCCGTTCTTCATGAATTCAAGGGATACGCCTAACTTGTCCGTTTCCTCCTTGACCTTCGCCATTTTCTTCGCGTCGAGAATCGACGATAGAATCGTACTGAAGCCTGTACCTACTGTTTCGCCAGACATACCCGCGCGGATCAGCGACGCGTATACAGCCGCAAGGGACTTGGACGCCTCCAATCCCTGAATGTTCATGAGTTTCAGCGCACCGGCAGAGCGGCCAAAAGCGTATTGCATTTCGCCGGTTTCAACGCCCATGTTCTTGACGCGCGCAATGGTGTCCATTAGCTGCGTCATATCCTTATCCGTCGTACCGGTCGCTTCCTTCAGTTTCGCGGCAAGCTTTCCGGCTTCGTCGAAAGGCATTTTCAGAGCGACAGCCAGATACGCCGCGGCCTTACCTGTTCCATCCAAAAGCGATTTAGCAGGCACACCGTTAGAAAGCAGGACTTCGAACATGTTCTGAAAGTCTGCCGTTGTACCTGGCAGAGCGTTACCCAGGTCGATAGCAAGGCCGTTGACCTGTTCGAACAACTCGCTAACGCGCCCGCCGTCTTCCATCATGGCAGTTTTAAGCGACGTGCTGGCGTCTTCCAGTTCGGAGTACGCCGACACGACAGGCGCCAGAGAAGCCAGTATACCGGCACCTGCTGCGGTGTATGCAGCACCCTTGCCGAACGCTTCGTCGGACGCCTTCTTTAGCGACTTTAGTTTCTCCGACGACTTGTTCAAAGCGTCGTTGATAACGCGCGTTGCTCTGTCGTAGGCCGTAAGAATTAGCGCGAGTTGTAGGGCCTTATTCATCCTTCGTTGAGTTTAGACGTTTGTGCAAGCTCAGTGCTTCGTTGAACCAGTATTTTATATCGCGCGAACCAAGTTCCATAAGTTCGCCGTGTGACCAGCCGGAAAAGTGAGCGAGGAACATGAGTTCCTCGCTCGTCACTAAAAATTTTCTGTCGAAAATTCCGCCATCAATTTAAGGCAGTCGCGTCCCTCCATTTCCTCCATTTCTTCCATAACGATTCCCTTACCGTCGATTGTCACGACCAGCGCAATCATGGCGAATAGCATTTTGCCCTGGTCGCCGTCGGCGATCCTTTGAGCCTGCATAACGTGTTTGCCCTTAAACTCACCGATTGTCGCCACCTTGCCAGACGGCAGAGTGATTTCTTTTGCACCGTTGTTAGCGGCCTTTGCTGTTGTGTTCATGTGTTTGTGTTTTGATGATTCAGTGTGAAAAAAAGGCCCGACCAATAGCCGGGCCGTTGTGTTTTAGATTCCGAGGTTAGCGCGGTACTGCGCCAGTTGGTCAACGCCGTCAACCTTGTAGATGTTGGCGAGTACGTCGACCTCTACGATTTCCGCACCGTCAATTACCATCTTGCAGTAAGTGACATTGAACACCGATTCGAGTTCGGCGTTATCGTGTTGCTTGAAGTTGCCAAGCGGCAGGTCTTTGAACTGTACCGTCATGAAAATGACCACGGGAACCTCAGCGACTTTACCCTGTGGTCCGTGCGTCTCCAAAGATGCCCGTACCTGCATCGGGTAGGTTTTTGTGCTGTTCCCTACCTTACGCATTACATCCGGGTACATCGCATTCCATTTAATGCGACCTTCCATCTTGTCCAGGCCGGAAGGCAACTCGAATTTGCCGACCATGCCCAGCGCCTTGTGTTCGGACATAACCGCTTTAATAACGGGGTTAGTCACTTCCTCAGCGCGGCCCAGGAAACTGTTACCGTCTATATAGATGTTGGCGTTTGTAAGCCTGTTAACTTGAATACTCATTGCCCGATTGAATTAAGTAGGTTTATGTCGATAAAGGATTCAAACGTAATCCGCTCTGCCGGCGTAGGCGGCATAAACGTCAAGTCAAACGTAAGGTGGCCCAACGCGATTTCAGTCGGCGGGTTCTTCGCGGGATCGTAGGAACAGCGACCGTCGACAATTGCGCCACGCGAAACCAGCGTACGCAAAAACGCGTTCACCGATTCGAGAATCGAATCTACGATAGCGTTATTGATAGGCCGGTCGATAAACGGCAGCATCGCCAGTTCAATCGACTCATGAATCACGTCTGCGGTAAGCTGAACCGACAGGAAGTTTTCGGGCGCCGTATTGGTAGGCCACGCGGCAGAGCGGTTGCCCCACGTACGAATGCCAGTGCCATAACCCGCGGCTACCGTTACGATGCCTTTTTCGTTCAAAAGGTTCGCGTCGGTCTGAGGGTCGTTGATTGCCCAGGTAATCGAACGTTCAAGCCCGGTAACGCCACGCATTTCGCGGTTTGAAGGCGAGAACCAATAGCCGTCCGTATTGATCGTAGCGGCCCATACGCCTGCAAAGAACTGGCTATACGGCCTGTCCTGTGAAGCACCAGACGCCGGGTCGAATGCCTTTACCATCGGGTAAAGCAGTACGGCGCGCTTGCTTGACGTGTAGAAATTGATTTCACCGGCAGGACCGCGACCAGCAATCGCACCGGAAGGCGTCGTACCGGCCGGCGCGTCGAGAAGTGCGCGACCGCGGAACTTGTCGGAAGCGATAATAAGCGCCTCCTTAATCGCGTTGTCGGTCGAATAGCCGGGAGCGATCAGGATTTTCGGCGTAAACCCGAACAGCGCAAACGCAAGGTCAAAGCACCTTAACCCGGTGCGCGTGTCTGTCTCAGGGTCGTAGCTTCCGATAATCTGCGTGGTTTCGACGGTAGACGCGTCGAGCTTCTTATACGAAGCTTCAACCGTCGACCCTTCCGGAATTGCCGTGAAATTCAGAACGGTAATGTTTCCGAAGTCGTCGACCGTGTAATCGGTACCGAGAACGAACGTTGTGTCGCCGTCGCTGTCCTTCAGAACGAAATCTTTGATCGGCGCCGCGGTCGTCTTCGTAACGCCGTTCGTGATTACGTGCGCTTCGTCCGCCACAGCGACAAGATTGTCTGTGTCGTCCAAAACGTTGATAACGAGAACGGTCCCCGCGCCCTGGCTAAAGATTGCGTCAAGCGCCTGCGGGATCGTAAAGCCCGGAAGCTGCTCGCCAAGCTGTGCCGCATCCGTCGCATTCTGAACCAGAATGAGTTTGTTTCGGTCGCCCTTCGGAGCGATGCCGATAAGTCCGATAACAGCCGACTTGACGACGGCAACCGGAACCGGCCCCTTCTTCAATTCGACGGTTTCGACACCGTGTAAGTAATTGACTGCCATTTATTTACGTATTTAATTGGTGACTACATACAGAGCATATTTGCTACCCCATAGAAGGACGTAGCAAATATGCGTGAATTATCGTGAACTACCAAAATTTTTATGCGGCGAGTGACGCTAACAGCGTGTTCAGTTGCGCTTCGAAAGCAGCCAGATTCACGCCTGTTCTTTTAAGCCGGTATTTACATTGCAGCTTTCCAAGCCAGTACGAACCAGCCGTACGCCCGCCGTATCTTAGCGGCATGGTAGACGATACACCGGCTGTTGACGTGCGCGTTTGTATAACAGCGCCGTCCATCAAAAATTCTTCAGTCGTTCCGCCACGTCCCCACGCCAAGAACTTGTTGTTAGGGAACGCCGTTATCGTCGCCGTGTGCACCATGTTCGTCGACGTTACCGTGTTCACAATAATGCTCGGTGTGCTGGTCTGAAGCATACGGCGCCTGTCACCCGTCGTATTGTCTTCTGCCAACACGGCGTTTGTACCTCCCGGGACAGAATTCAACAGTATCTTTTGCCCCTCGTAAAAATCTGTTGTGGACGTTTTGAACAATCCAAAGCTCGGTACGAGGTTATCGTCCAGGAACTTGCCGTTTGCTGCGTCTATACCAATGCTTTCTTTAACATTGAAGTCGACGCCACCATTAAGCGGTGTTTGCAGATTCGCAAAGTCGTTCCACAGGTTTTTATGCGTGTCCGCAACGAATATTTGTAAGCTGTCCAATGCGGTGTCCTTCCAGCAACCATTCGCAAGGCACCAGGTTACAAACGTATTCCAATCGGCTTCCTTGGCCGCGCCTATATAGCTGTCATACTGCGATAGAGCTACACGGGTCTGCTTTCCGTAAGGCGATACCCAACACCTGGCGGCTTGGTCGCCTGCCGCGTTGTAGCCGTCCTGCGTAAAATGAATGTCGCTAGTGTATCCACGCTGATTGTACGAATCAGCGTTAGCAAAAAGCTCAATTTGCGGGTACGTATCTTCCAACGTACGAAACGCCTGTTTCATGAACGCCTTTCGCTGCGTCATGCCGATAGTTGAACCGTCTACAGACGTACTTTGAACCAGTATTCTAACGCCCGGGTAATCCGTCATTAGGCGAGTAAACAACGACGTAATGCCGGTCTGTATATCCGCTGTCGTGTTAGCGCTTCGAATATCATTTGTGCCAAGCCAAACAATAATTACGTCCGGATTCGGCTTACCTGTTGCTGCCAGCGCAGCAGACATTTTTGCTTGAAACGCCGCGTAACAGGTACCAGACGTATACCAGTTGTTGCTATCGCCGTTCGGGTAGAACTCGGAACCACCCGCGGCACCATTCACAACCATAGTACCGCGACCAGTCCTGTTATATACGGTCAATGCAAACTGCTTTAAAAACGTACCGTACACGCCGACCTGATTATTAAAGTCGGTTGCAGCTACGTCTACCCATGACGACCCGCCCCACTTCAATGCCACACCCGGCGGCGTAGCCGGGCCGTATGTTGTAGATGCAGTAGTGTCGCCTGCGTTTGATTCTCCGACGACCCCGACAAGGTCGTATTCGGTTACGTTGTCTAGTATAAAACTCATTGTCCAATAAAAGTTACTTTCAAACCTGTTGCTGTGCCGTCGCCAATGGCCGTTACACCTATGGTTATCTCCGCGTCGTCAAGCAACGCAGACGTGCTTATAACCACCGGAACCGAAGCGCCGACGCTTGTTTTCGATCCGTTGTCAATCGTTAGAGGCGTTGACAGAATGGATACGCCGTTCTGTTTAACATCTACCGTTACCTTTGTGCCGCTTGTCTGCGCGGTTTTCAGTTCGGCACGTAATCCCGTAAGCTGCATAGCGTAGGACATACGAAATGTCCTTTTCGCCGCTATGACCGCGACCGGCGCTATGTCTTCGAAAACACCTATTTTGAACGTCTTATACCCCGCCAATGGTGCTTTAACGTCCACAAGGTTATGAACAAACTGCGTCGTGGCAATCTGTGTATTATTGGTTGCGTCCGGCGCAGTTGGCGCGGTCGGCGTACCTGTTAGCGCCGGGCTGGCTTTGGTGGCCAGCAATCCTATTGCGGTGACTAGCGCCGCTTGTGTTACAGCACCGTCGGTATTCGAAGCCAAAAGGTCGCTATATAGCTTTGTAAGGCCCAGGACGGCCGACGTTCCGACGCCCCTGTTACCTTCAACTACAGTCCAGTCATTGCCGTCATTAGCCGGGTTGTTCACCAGCGCTATCAATAAGTCTTCAGGCGCAACAGTTTTCGGATTTGTCGCACCCATTGTACCGTCGGCCGTAATACGGAATGAGTTTCCGCCTTTGATCGCAGCGCCGCCGAATGTTGCAGGGAACGCACCGCCTGACGGGTCGTAAGCTTCCGGCGGTGCGCTGCCCGTTAGTGACTGAATCAATGTATACAGCTTGGCGAGTGTATCGCCGGCCGACACGACACCGCCGCGCACAGTGCTTATAGCGTTTGTCTCAGCTTCAGACGCATTGCCTACCGCCGTATCGGCGGTGCTCTGCGCTGCGTCGGCTGCGGCCTGTGCCGTCGCCGCATTCGATAACGCGGTTTCCGCAGTAGACAACGCGGCGTCGGCGATAAACTGAACTCCGCTTACTGCGGCAGATGCATTCGAAGCCGTTTCTTGTGCCGCATCCGCTGTAGTCTGTGCCGCATCCGCAGCATCTTGCGCATTCGCGGCGTTGATTATCGCTAGGTCGGCTGTACTCTGCGCTGCCGCCGCTGCCGCCGCTGCGTTGTCTGCATCTAACTGCGCCGCTCCCGCATTGGCTACCGCCGTGTCGGCCGTACTCTGTGCCGCGGCTACTGCGGTTTGCGCTGCTGCCAATTCGTCGGCGTTCTCATTCACTACCGATTTGATTTCGTTTAGGTCGGCGTCGCGTACGTAACCTGTTGCCGGGTCGGTCGAGTTCGCGTCCTTGTTCTGAAAATTTATTTTTGCCATTTGGTTAGTTGTCTGCTGTTACGTTCACGTTGATTTGAGTTATCAGTATTTCGACATCTTCGTCGGCCTGCATAACCGCAAGCGTCTGCGTTGCCCACTCCATCGAATAAATCCAAAGGTTTTCTTTGAAGTCGACGAAGCCGGATTTAACGACGTACATACGCCCTCCGTGCGCCGGCCTGTAGCCGAGCAGCTTCGCGCGAACTAGCTGGTGAAGGTTGTACAGCCCGAGAGCGTCGCGAAGCTTACGCGCCTCTATCGTGATTTCGAAATGTAGCGTTTCTAACTGGCTTGTTTCTGCCGTGCTTTGCGGAATCGCGTACTCTGAATTTTTGTACCAGACCGTTACGCGGGGCTTTTCGAATGGCTTCTTTAGTCCGCTCTCGGTTTCCGGCATAACGTCAATGTCGATGCCGCTGGCTGTAAGCGAAGAAAGACGCGCTATTATGGCGTCTTCAATATCTTTGTAGATCACTGCTTGGGTTCTAGTGTTGCCTCGTATGTCTTGCCGTCAAACAGCGTCTTGACCGACCGCACGTAGTATTCGGTTCCGTCTACGGCTACGACTTCGGTTTGCGCGTCGTCGACAGCGGCTTTCAGACCGACAAAGTCGGTCCACTTGTATTCCATCGTATAATGATTCGGGTTGAACTCGACTTTGCTAACCTTCCAGCTATACGACGGATCGTTGAATAGAACGGTTGCGTTTTGTGAAGGCTCACCCGCCGACGGTGTCCATACAGCCGGCACACCGAAGGTCTTCCCAACGATGCCAAAAACTGCCTTCTGTATGTTGTCGAACGGGCTTGCCATCACTCAAAACACAACAAACGCTTAGAAAAGAAGTTTAACTTTTACGGTAGCGTCACCGGCAAGCGCAGATTCGTACGCGTATCCGGCCAATGCGTTTGCGCCCGAACCGTCTGCGGTTGTCAGGTTCTTAGCGGCGTCGTCGTAGTACAGCTTATCGCCCTGGCTGACTGCGCCGGCAGCTTTCGGTACTTCGTACACGCCTGAAACATATACGGACACAACGTCGTCCTGTACGCCGTCTGTGAGAGCCACACCAATAACGGAACCCATTTCGACCAGGTCGCCGGCCGATACGCCGGCAGCGGGAACGGTATAATCAAACACATCCCCGGGCTTAATAAAATTTTTCATCTCTGCTTATGCTCAGTTTATGGCAGGGGCCGAAGCCCCCGCCGGTTTAACAATTCTTTCTCTCAGATTATCCAGGCAGTGCGCCGGGGTTCTTGTACATACCGCGCCAGTCGATAGCCTTCGCGGCGAACACCATACGCGCCTTAACTTGCAGGCCGTCGACCAAAAATCCCTCCTTCATTTCGGTGAAAAGCTCGCCTTCGCCTTCAAGAAACGCGTATTCGACTGTGTCTACCTGCGATGCAGGGCAAATTAAGTACCACTCATTACCGGTAATACGAGGCTCGCAAATCGGCTGCAACGTGTTGCGCCATACGTTCACCTTGGAAGGTTCCGTAGGGTCGTACTGGTTGCTGGTGTATTGCAGCGCGTACTGTTCCTGCGCAGGTCCAGTCAGAATGAAACCAGGCGACAAGTTCAAAAAGTCTTCGTCGTTGATACCCTTCTGTGTACGGATAGCCTTACGGCCCAAGCCGATATTGTCGATGTTGATAACAGTACCAGCGGCCGCGAGGTTACCGTGGTTCGCGTGGAACAACTGAACGTTATCGCCCATTTTCGGGTTTTTGCTCAGGATGCCGTACACAATGTCGGACTGCGTACGCCGTGCGGCTTGCGCGATCTTCTGAGGCAAGCGGCTGAAGGCGTCCAGGTCGTCGTTAATGAGGGTTTCCCACGTAACGTTGATGATCTTCCCGAACTTTTCGAGCTTGTACGATTCCTTAGCCTCTCCCAAAGAATCGCTTTCGTATTCCCCGCCTTCCTTGACCTTCTTAAAGCTGCCTACCTCGCCAAGCTGCGCGACAGTCTTTTCGCGAAAATCTTTCGCGGTGGTCTGACGTGCCCAGGCTTGGAACGTCTGCGGCGCAATAGCGTACTCAGCGCGGAGCGTGCGGTTGATTGTGTTGCCCAGGATGATAGGGAAATCGCTTGTACCCAATGCACCGGCTGAACGAGTAAGGTTGAGCGATGCAACGGCAATCTCGCGTTTGTCCATGCCGCGGGTCTTAACGCCGGTAGCCTCTACCGACTCGCGCGCCATGTCGATAAGATCAAGGCCGCGGTACTGCCGTGCCATTTCGACCTCGGCGTCGGTCAGTTTGATATGCGGGTTTGCCCGCAACATCAGCGCGCATTCGAGCGCGTTACGGCGCTTGTCGGCTTCGTCTACGGTCACGGTCGCCGACGTGTTCCGCTGTCCCTTGTTCGGGTCACCTTCAGCCCACTTGTCAATGATTGCAGCGCGCGCCTGGTCGATAGTTTTGCCTTCGGCAATAAGAGTCTGCGCGAACTCAGGCGAAAGGTTCGCTTTGCGCACAGCATCCATAATGCCGGTAGTACGCTGGCGCTCAGCCTCAACAGCGGCGCGGCGTTCGTTTTCGACGTTCACAGGGGTAGGCGCCGGTGCGGCAGCCGCCGCCCTTGTTGCGTCGGTTGTTGCGGTGGTCGTCGTCGTCGACGCGGCCCCGCCGTTGGTTTGGTTTTCGTCCATGTTTGTATGATCGTTGTTAGAAAGATTTTGCAAAGTCCTTACACTCACTTCGTTACCTTCATGCCCTTGCGAACGAACACTCGAATTGAAGTCCGCCGGAACAAGTTCAAAAGACACTTCGAATGGTTCCCAATCTACGGCCCTGCACAACGGAACGTCGCCGTCGCGCTGCGTAACCTCATAAGCGTAAACCCGATACCCGCCCGAAATACCTTTCAGAATGCCGTCGCAAACGTCCTGCCACACTCCGTCGACTTCTGGCCGATTGCTAAAGCGCAATGTTGCACGGCCTTCGCGATTTTCGATACGTGCTTTTTCGACAATACCGAGAGAAGCGCGGACGCCCTGGTATCTATTGTGACTATCGAGAACAGGACCGTTCTTGTTAATACGATCCATTCGAACGTGTGCCGGATCATGCGACAGAATTTCGTCGAACCAACCGCCCATTTCGTAACTGTACATACGCACAGGCGTTTCGGTAGAAAACGTAACGTCGACCGTACGCTCGTCCTTATTGAGCGTTTCCGGTACAAACATCGCCCGGCGCTGCAAAGGCTGAATAACTTTTTTCGTGTCGCTCATTTGAATGCAAATGTTAGTTATAGATTCGAGTATTCAAAGCGTTACGCGGATTTTTTTTGCGCCTTCTGGTCTTCGCCGTTTTCCTCCGGCGGTTCCGCGTTGTCGTTCGCCTGCGCGGCCTGAACGCGCCCGTCGCAGTCCAGTTTAAAGCCGTACTTATCGAACATAGCGAAATCCATTTTCATTTCGTCGGCGACCTGCTCAGGGTCATAACCCAACGAACGCAACGCTTCCGACCAGGAAATAAAGCCGTTACGAACCTGCGCGCTCAGAGCGTTTGTTTCCTTGACCGGATCAATCATTTCGCGGCGCGGTGGCGTCCACAATACGGTAAGGTCACCAACGCGGAAGCCCGCGCCGATTTCAGCAGCATCGGCAAACCACTTCCACACCGGGTCGCAGAACATCGGCACGAATAAAAGTTCCTGCAATTCGCTATACAGTCGTTGCGCTTCGATCCAACCCATACGGCCAGACGTAAAGTTCACGTTCGATAGGTCTCCGGTTAGCGACTCGTATGTCGTACCGAAGCCAGCGGCTACGCCCTGCAATGTTTTCCGTGAAAAACCGTCATAGTTCTGCGTTACCGGCGGCTGCGCGAATTGGACCTGTTTACCTCCCGGCAAGCCCATAATTAGGCCCGGTTCCATCTTCCCGAAGTCTTCGGTAATGGTTGAGACGGAACCACCCGGGTCGGCGTCCGACACGAATGCAGTAAAGCAGGCCGCGATTTTCTGCCGTACGATTTCGGCGTCTTCGTATTCGTCGAAGTCCCGCAGCTTTATCATTGCAGGCGTACCGAACGGAACGCCGCGCACCTGGCCGGGCCGATCCTTGCTGTATATGTGCAGCACTTCGTCGGCAGGAACGCGCCGGCTAACACCGGAAAAGAACTCGCCCGGGTGCTTATCGAACAGCCAGTACGCTACCCGCTTGCCGCTGCCGTCAAACTCGACGCCCTGAGTCATCCACCCGCCGTTGTCCAGCAGGTAGTATGTTTTCGACGTGTCCAGAAAGTCGCTTTCCAAAACCTGCAACTGAATCGGTACAGGTAGCTGATTGACACGCCGACGCAGTACGATTACTTCGCCAGACTCAACAACGGCGCGCATTGCAAGGCGCTGCAAACCGTAAATGTTATGTTGCCCGTCGAAGTCGCACGCCTTCGTTTCTCCCCAAAGCTTCCAAAGCTCTTTTGCTCGCTTTACGCGAAGCTTTGAACTCGACAGCGGCGTAGGCTGTATACCGGTACCGATAACGTTCGATGTAATCCGCTGAACGGCGCGCGCCGCATACGGGTTGTTACGCACCTGGTCACGCGACCGGTTACGGAGTTTCGAAAGCGCGGTTTCCGTTTCGATATTCGCTGAACCGCTGCCGGCCCGCCAATTGTCAGTACGACGGCCGCGCCCAGCCGCTTCGTACCTGCGAATATTGTCGCGCATTACTGCGCGCTTCAATCCGGCACCCGGATTAAAAAACCCTACAAGACGGTCAATAACGTTCATAGAATGCCTTTGTTAAACGATGCAAATACCTTTCCGCTCCCTTTCGGAACTAGGCCCAACTCACGACGCATTAGGTCAAGCAGGCGAAGCATATCCGACAGCGACCTGTATTCGACTTCCTTGTCGCCGTACTTAACTCGCAACGTTCCCTGCGCTATCGCAGATTCAAGCGCCTGTAATTGTTCGATTGTAAAACTTGTCGTCGCCATTTCAGTACGTCGTTACGCCGAGTTCCTTCTCTACCTTGTAATCAGCAAGCCGTACTTTGCCTTCGGCCTGAAGGTCGCGGGCCTTCTTAGCATCGTGCTTGTTAGTGAATGCGCGCGAGTAGTCGAAGTTCTCGCGTATCGCCTTGTCGTCTGCGCCGCTGACTACAACGCCGCTAAACGACTTAGGAACCCATTTTCTGCCGGTCAGAATCTCGACGACACCAGACACGAATAAAATCGGAATACCTTTCATATAATCGCAAATCTAAAGTCTTTTCGATCAATCCCAAAAAGAAGACCGCCTTTTTTTCTCCGTTTGCTGCGCCGGCCTGCTTTTCGGCACATACGTTGCGCTGAACACCTGCGCCAACTGTTCGTCGTTCCACCGGTCAAGACCTGCGACACTTGCCGCAGCGCGCGCATAAATACGGCAGTCGAGCGGTTCGTTTCGGTCGTACTTCTTCACCCACTCGTATTTTCTGAACCCGCGTTTATCGACTCGGAACTGTAGCTGTTCAGCCGTCAGGCCACGAAAGTAGTTCGGGGCATATTGCGGGAAGTGGCAGTAACCGGCGGGCACTGTACCGTCTTCCCCACGTTCCAATCGAAGCCAGCCGTAAAGCTCAGACTTCAGCATCGAAACGCCGACGTGCCATACCTTGACCCTGCCTATTTTCTTGCCGGCCTGGCTAACGTCGACCGCGCGCGGCGGCCCGACAGGAACGCCCAGGGAGTCGCTACCCTTTACCGGGATAACTCGCGTCGAATCGAACCGGCGGCAGAATGCGTACACTTCGTTCGTGTTGTAACCCGTGTCCACCGCCATAAGGCGAAGCGGCAACATAACGCCGTCCGATCGCTCCCACATTTCGCCTACGACCGCGGCAAGCCGGTTCCAAACCGGCGACGACGCCGACGACGTGTCGCCGTCTAACACCCGGTAGTCTACCGAGTACGACCGTTTGCCCTGACACCAGCCGACTACTTCCAGTTCGATACGGTCCCGCTGAACGTCGACGCCAGCCGTCAAGAACAGCGTGTCCGCGGTTATCGTGTTCACCTTGTAGTCTTCCCGGCGGTTAAACAGGTTTTCCCACGGCGGGGACTCGCCTTTCTGTTTGTATGTCTCGCCGAGTACGGTGTTTACAAACACCTTCATTTTCGTAGGCGACTTTAGCGCCGCCTCGTATTGCGCTGCCATCTTCGCCCAGGAAAACCAGCCCAACGGCGAGTACAGAGCGTTTATGTGATACCCGACTACGGCGCGGCTTGCGTTCTCAGGCGCGGTAGCTTCCCAAAACCCGCCGGCCAGCATCGCCGTTTTAAATCGTTCCTCTATACCCGTGTCGCAGTGTTCGCAGTGATACCGCGCGGTTTCGGGTTTCCGTTCCTCCCACTTCAACCGTTCGAACTTCAAGAACTGATAACCGCCGCAATGCGGGCAGGCCACTTTGTAACGGCGTTGGTCCGTGCCTTCGAACTCGCGCTGAATCGCCGAGACGCCGTCTACGGTCGGCGTCGACACCATGAAAATTTTGCGCTTGGCGTACGTGTCAGTACGCTTTATCGCCAGTTCAATCGGCGAACCTTCTTCGTCCAGGTCTTCCGGGTACCCGTCTACTTCGTCCAGCATCAAATATCGGATCGGCATAGAACGAAGACCGACAGCAGAGTTCGCCCCGGTCATAATCAAAACACCACCGGGGAACGACTTCTGAAACATACTGTTGTCGCCGTCGCGCGACTTCGCCGTACCTACCTTGTCGCGTAGGCGCGGCGTCGATTCGATCATCGGAGCAATGCGGGTTTTTGAATTGCGCTTTACCGTTTCGTCGGTCGGCATGACCATAAGGCACGGCCCCGGCGCGTTATCCATTATGTACCCAATCCAGTTATTGCCCGCTTCCGTTCCCCCGATCTGCGCAGACTTCATAAACACAATCTTTTCCGTCGGGTCGTGCGCGCTGAGCTTGTCCATAGGCTCGCGCAAGTAAGGCGTACGGTCTGTTCGCCACAGGCCCGGCGCGCTTGACGCGGACGGCGAGAGATAGCGGTGTTTGTCAGCCCATTCGCTGACGGTTAGAATGGGTTCGGGACGCAGGCCGTCCCAAAACCCCTTTAGTATCTGCCCAAGTTCCGCCAGCATTAGAACGGTAAGTCGTCGGTTGAATCATCGGTAGGCCCGTCGCTTACGTGGCCGGCAGGCGAATACGGATTTTGCGATGTTGGGCCGGCCTGATTACCGTTGTTTCGACGCCCCAACATAGTCATGCTGTCGGCAACAACTTCGGTCGTGTATCGCGTTACGCCGTCCTTTTCCCAGGAACGCGTACGCATCTTGCCTTCAATGTAGATTTGGTCGCCCTTGCGTACGTACTTCTGCGTAATCTCAGCCAACCCGTTCCACACAACGACGTTGTGCCACTCGGTAATTTCCTTTTTCTCGCCGGTCGTGCGGTCCTTGTAGGACTCCGACGTAGCGACGCTAAACGTTGCGACGGTGCTACCGTTGTTCAGTGTTCTGACTTCGGGGTCTTTCCCAAGACGCCCGACAAGGATAACTTTGTTTACTCCTGCCATAAGAATTTATTGTGTTAAGTCTCGATTGCTAATGTCTGCAAAACTTTCCAGTACCGACGCAATCGCACGGTACAAAAGCGAATGCGCTTCGTTCCGGCCTGGCGCTGCCAATAGATCGTCGATAATCCTGTCGGGCACAGCGAGGAACGCCGTGCGCATTTCCTGGCCAGCGGAAAACAACGCGGCGTAAACCTTCGCTGTCTCGACAAGCTCGCCGCGGCGGGCCTGCAAATTCAGTTCAGCGATACGCAGCTTTACGGCTTCGTGCCGGCGCTGAAGCTCAGCAAACGGAACCTTGCCGCCGTCTTCGTCCGTGCCGGTGTCTGCGGCGTCTGCGTCGTCTTCGATCCACCCATTTTCAACGGCTAACGCGTCGAACGCGGGATACTTCGGCTTTGGCTTTGGCGCAGGCTTCGGAGCAGTCTTCGCCACGGGTGCCGGCGCTTTCGCCGGTTCTACGAACCTTTCGGCCAAAGCCGGGTTATGGCCGTAGTTCGGTTTGAAGTACTGCCCCCACTCCCTGTTTGCTACCTCCGCAATGATCTTCGGACGCGGCGTATCCCTGTCGACAACGCCGTCTACGATCTTGCCCGCCGCTATCGCCTTTCGAACTGCGGTATCCGTACAACCAAGCTGCCGCGCATATTCGCGGATAGAGATTCTTTCCATTTGCTATTTGCGACGGGCACGCATAACGCCGCGTGTTTTCGCACACCTGCTATTACACGGCAGCGTGTTTCCCGTGATTCGCAAAGATAATCAGGAAGGTTTGCAAACCAAGCGTTCGCAGCGGAAAGTTTGCAAACCAGTTTGCGAACCCGCACACTAGCGAAGTTTCGCGGTCGCGCGCGCC